TTTAGTCATGTAGATTTAAATGCAACAGGAACTTTCTGTTTAGCTCAGAATAATTCTGGTAAAACAATTATGAATGCCGCAAGTGGTCAGCCTATTGCTTTTAAAATAGCTAATACTGATAAAGCCATAATTTCTTCATCTGGATATTTTGGAGTCGGAACTGAAATCCCAGATACAGAAATTCATATAAAACAAGGGAATGCTGGTTCTGTAGACACTCACGCTAACTATATAATGACTCTAGAAGGAGGTGGTGATACATTACTACAATTTCAGACCCCCAATGATGCTACAGATGTAGGAATTATTTGGGGTGACCCAGATGATAAAGATGTTGGAGCATTTAAATATGACCATGATACAGATTCTTTAAAGTTTACAGTTGGTGCAAGGCAGTCTCTGGTTCTTGAATCTGGTTTAACTACAACAGGCTCAGTACTAACATTATCCACAGCAGAAACAACCATTGTTGCAAATGATGTTTTAGGTAAGATTAATTTTAAAGCACCTCTGGAGGCAAGTGGAACAGATGCAATATTAGTAGGGGCATCAATTCATGCTTTAGCTACTGGTACATTTGCGGCAGATAATAATGCAACTGATTTAATATTCAGCACAGGAGCAAGTGAAACAGCTACCGAAAAAGCCAGAATTTCATCTGATGGAAAATTAGGAATTGGAACTGGTGGAAATGTAGATGAACTTCTCCATGTCCAAAATGATTCTAATAATGCTGTAATAAAAATAGAAGCTGGAAGTTCTGGAAATGGTGCAAGATTACAACTGACTTCAGCGACTAATGACACTGGCGATATAAACTTTGGTGATTCTGGAGATACAAATATAGGTCGCATCAAATATGACCATACTGACAATTATTTAGCAATCCATACTAATGATACTGAAAAATTAAGAATTACATCCGGTGGTGTTTTAATGGTTGGTCATACGAGTCCCACCACCACAGGAAATTTAACTGCTCAAGCACAGATTGAAACAACTGGTGCAAGTGCAGCATTGGCAATAACCAGAAACACGAATGGTGCTTATGGAAGTTATTTGGTTTTAGCTAAGTCAAGGTCTGGTGCAGTTGGTGGCAATACAATACTACAGGATGGTGATGAGATAGGCACAGTTAGATTTTCTGGAGCAGATGGCACTGATAGAGCAAGTCATGCCGCAGAAATTAGTGGTCAAGTTGATGGTACACCAGGAAGCAATGATATGCCCGGAAGATTGGTCTTTAAAACAACTGCTGATGGTGCAAGTTCAGCTACAGAAAGAATGAGAATTGATTCTACTGGTAATGTCGGAATTGGAGTTACTCCAAATTCTACTACATCTTTGCATATTGCTCAAAATGCATCTGCTAAAACTGAATATATTAGGCTAGATAATACTGGAGGAGTAGACTATTCTTTTCATCTAGGTTATTCTACAACAGATAATTTCTTAATGGCTGATAGTGCTGGAAGAGTTTTATTCACAGCTCATAGCGGAAATGCTGGGGTGGGAACAACCTCACCTAGACAAATGTTTCATGCTTATGATGCAACTGCCGATATTGTAGGTCTATTTCAAAGTGGTGATGCGGGTGCTTATGTATCTTTCAGGGATAATTCTACAGGGGCTGATGACAATGTATTTATTGGAGCTAGTGGTGCAAACTTAGCTTTCTATCAAGCTAATGGTTTAAAAATGCTTATTGATGCCAATTCCAAAATTTCACTAAGTAATAATGATGCTAATACTTCTAATACAGTTTTTGGTAAAAGTGCTTTTAATGATGGAGGTTCAGATGTAGGTGCTGATTATAATGTAGCTATTGGCGAACTGGCTATGGGAACTGGTACTATTGCAGCAGCTCAAAGTAATACTGCTATCGGTTACAGGGCATTGACAGATATTACTGGTAACGGTGGAGGTGGTGATGATAATGTTGCAATAGGATATGATGCGGCTACAAACTTGACAACTGGTAGAAGTAGTGTGGCGATTGGTAAGGATAGTTTGGCTACAGCAACAACTACTAATTATTGTGTTGCAATCGGAGAAAGTGCTGGAACAGCAATAAATCACGCTGATGGTGCTGGTCAGGTTTTGATAGGATACCAAGCTGGTCATGACCTTACTTCAGGCGCTGGTAATACAATGATTGGAAAATTTGCGGGAGATAAAACTGTTTCAAACAGTTATAATACTTATGTGGGTTTTGAGAACGGAAGAGGCGATGGATTTTCAAATGTTGCTATAGGCGCACAATCTTTTGACCATACAGGTGGACAAGCTGATAAATGTGTAATTATTGGAACACAAGCTATGAGAGGTGACCACCAGTTAGGAGCAGATGAAACTGTTGCAGTTGGGGCGGCATCAATGGTGGCTCTTGTATCAGGGGAGCATAATGTAGCTGTTGGATATAGAGCACAAAATGCGAATACCGATTATGATAATAACACAGCAGTTGGTCACGATTCTTTGCTTTATGCAAATGGAACTAATAATACTGCAATAGGACGAGAATCTGGTTGGAGTATAAACACTGGTTCGCAAAATACTTTTCTTGGGGCATCTTCTGGTGGAGGGGCTTCGGGTTCATCTAATAGAATAACAAGTAATAATAATACTGGTATTGGTTATAAATCACTATATGATGCTAAAACAGATGCTGAACAAAACACAGCAGTTGGTTCAGTAAGTGGTGAAAATATTACGACTGGAGATAATAACACTCTTGTGGGATTCCAATGTGGTGATGCTCTTACCACTACAACTCATAATACAGCTATAGGTGTTGATGCTCTTGGTGGTTCAAGCCTTGTAAGTAATGCAACTGTAATAGGTTCTCAGGCTTGTGATGCGGCTGTAACTGCTGATGCAGATGGTGTTGTTGCTGTGGGGTATGCTGCTCTTGGTGCTTTAACAAGTGGAGGAGGGAATACGGCTGTAGGATACCAAACGGGATTAGCGATTGATACTCAAACTAATTGCACATTAGTTGGTTATCAAGCGGGTATGGATATTACTCATGACAATGCTGGTAGCTCAACTTTAATTGGATATAAAGCGGGAACAGATATTACAGAGGGTAAACAGAATACTGCTATAGGTGCAAATGCTCTTTTAGATTGTACAACAGCAGATTATAATGTTGCTATAGGCAATAATGCTTTAGAAAATGTTAGCACTGGTTCAAATAATATGAATACAGGCATAGGATATGCATCTGCGGCAACACTTACTACCGGTACAAACAATACACTTTTAGGAACACAAGCAGATGTTAGTGCTAGTGGGGCGACTGGTCAGATAGCAATAGGAAAAGGTGTTGCTTGTACTGGTGATAATATAGCGACATTAGGTATTGGTTCTAATACTGCATCTTTAGGGCTAGATGGTAGCGACACATCTTGGGCGGCGGCATCATCTGATGAAAGATTAAAAGAAAATATAGAAACATCATCCGCTGGTCTTGGATTTATTAATGACTTACGACCAGTGACATATAATTGGAAAAAAGCAAAAGATGTTGATAAAAGTTTGCCACAATATGAAGATTCTGATAACCCAGTATTAGGCAAAGAATATGGTGAAACTTTACATGGATTTATTGCTCAAGAAGTAAAACAAGCAATAGACAGTCACGAAGAACTGGCTGATGGTTTTAAAATGTGGAAGTTGAAAGATGATGGAACTCAGACTGTCGCTGATGGAAACCTTCTTCCAATACTTGTAAAGGCAGTTCAAGAATTAAGTGCAAAAGTAGAAGAATTAGAAAGTAAAGGATAAATAAATGAAATGGTCAAATTATAGCACATTAAAATCTGCAAGTAAAGTTGGATTTGAAAAGGTTGCTGAAGAAAGTAAAGATGGCGTGGTCTTAAAACCAGCTCATATTGTTTTATCTAAAAAGCAATTTGATGTTGAAACTGGTGAAGCATTATCTGATTCAAAACGAGAAATAGGTTTAAAAGAGTTAAAATATGAAAAAGCTCGTTACGATGATATAATGGCAAAGGCTAAAGCAGAAAGTGATGAACTTGCAAAAGCAATAGAAGATTTTAAAAAACTTTAACTAACATAAGGAGTCAATAATGGCTAAAAAAGAAAATCAATCGCCAATTCTTTCTCTTAATGGTAAAGAGTATGATGTAAACAGCGATTTAAATGATGAACAAAAACAGATGTATTTACATTTAAAAAACATAGATGAAAAAATAAACTCTAATAACTTCATTCAACAGCAGTTAGCAGTTTCAAGGGATGGGTTTATTAGGTTGATAGAAGAATCTATTGCAAAGTCAGAAGAAGATCATTCACCACATGACCCAGGGGATGAAAACGACTAATGATTATACGATACGCCTATGATAATGATGTGGTTATCCATTTAAATAATAAAAAAGGGATGACAAAAAAAGTGAAGTTGGCTGATGGAACTTTAATCACATTAACATATCCAAGCAGTAAGAAATACTTTCTTAGAAATGGTGAGTCTATAATTAAAAAAAGTGATTCATTTAAAACCATTGAAGAAGAATATGTAAAAGAGTGTGAAAAATTAAAAGACTCTGATGGTCATGGGCGTATCGATATTGTAAAACATAAACTAATAAATAATAAGGTTTTTGATAGATGAAAAAGACAATTAAGAAAAGTAAATTTATAACAAACCCTATGATTATTATAGATTATTTACCTTTAGGTTATACTACTATTATTAACAATTTAAAGTCAAACAACTCTTCTACTACAGAATACATTGAGGAAAAGGTTAGTGAGTGAAAAGCCTAAAACTGCTAGGAGTTATAGAGGGGCAATTGTTGATGACAATGCCATTATATCACTTAATATTAAATTTCTTGCTAATGTTATTCTTGCGATTGGTGCATTAGTCTATGGATACTGGAAAGTTGAAACACGAATTGCAACTCTTGAAGGCAAAATGCTTGAGGCTAATGAACAGATTGGGAGTTTACTTGATAAACATATCGTGGAAGAAAGGGTTGAAAGAGCCGAGTTGGCGAAAAAAGTAGCATTCTATGAAAAAGAGTTTAATATTAATCCACTTAGTTGGGGGAAACGTAAAAAGAAATGAGTGAACAGAAAGAATCTGAAATTAGAAGTCAAGTATATCTTATGGTAATGAGGAATCTAGGTAAAAACAAAGAAACAAAAAGAATTTTAAATAAGTTTTTAAAATGTATTAAGGGTATATAATGGATACAGCCGCACTATTAGAAGCATATGGTACTCTAGGAGCAACTGGTATGATTTCACTCTTATTCGGGTTCATGATTACCAATCTAATAAAATCTCAAGCCTCACAACAAGATACTTTAGAAAACTTAAAAGTTGAAAACAAAGGTCAGTCTGAGACTTTAGAAAACACTGAAGGAATGATTATAAAATTAATTCAACGCTGGAATCAATCAGATGATAAGTTGGATAGAAAGTTTGATGCAATTACAAAAGAAATAAATGATTTAGATAACCAGGTTTCAAGAATTGAAGGCTCTTTAAGTAGGATAAACGGAAAACATTGATGAAAGACCCTAGATTGAAAAGATTTGGATTAGGTGGCTATAATAAACCGAAGCGAACACCTAAACATCCAAGCAAGTCTCATGTTGTGTTAGCTAGATATCGTAAAGGTGGTGGGTATGAAACAAAACTAATAAGATTTGGTCAGCAAGGTGTAAGAGGTGCAGGAAAAAACCCAAGAACAAAAGCGTCAAGGGCAAGAAGAGCTGCATTTAAAGCTCGCCATGCTAAAAACATTGCTAAAGGTCGCAGCAGTGCTGCCTATTGGGCAAACAAGGTGAAATGGTAATGGATTACGAAAGTGTAGATGACTACAGAAGTGATATTAGAGAAAGACTTGCTAGTATTGAAACAATATTAAATAGAGAATTGCCTGATATTAAAGAACAATTAAAGATTGCTAATGGTAGAACAAGAGCTTTAGAAAACTGGAGAAACTTTACACTTGGTGGAATGGCAATAATAATTTTTTTATTAAGTAACCTAAAATAAGGAAAAACAAATGATGAACTTAGATGAATTAAAAAAGATGGTAATTGAAACAAGTGAAGAAACCATTGAAGATAATCTGCCGCTAGTTATGGCTAGTGTTGAAGAAATGATGTTAGAAAAAATGGATTCAGATGATGTTAAAAAAGACTTGGCAACCTGGTTAAATAAAAAACTTAATTTGCCAGTAATGAATGAAAAACAGGAGCAAAAATTATTTGAAAGTGTAATTGATAAAGTTCAAAGTTTCTTTGTTGTATTAATACCTAAATTGTTCAAAGCTGTGTTGAAGAAATAATGATTGACTCAATGCAAATGCTAAGTGTAATAAAAGAAACCCTTGAGGAAATGGGTTCTAAATATGCTAGTCATGATGCTATGATGTTGATTTACAGAACTGGTATTGTTGAATCTAAATACAAGTATGTAATGCAACAAGGCGGAAACAATATAGCCAGAGGCTTTTGGCAATGTGAACCCTGGGTAGCTGTTAGTCTTTGTAAAGATTATCTTCAGTATAGAAAAGAACTTTTAAAAAAGGTGGCTGGAATATGTCATCTTGATTGGAGTTATTTCACAAACCCTGATGAAGAAAAATGGGAAGATGTACTAACTACTAATTTAAAAGCTGGAATTGTTTGTTGTAGGTTGCATTATTGGAGAGTTCCAAAACCTATGCCAAAATCTTTAGATGACCAAGCAGTCTACTGGAAGGCTTTTTATAATTCACATAAGGGTGCTGGAACAACAAAGCATTTCAAAGAATTGGTTGTTAAGTATGGGTGAAGAACTAATTAAAGATATTGATGGAAACATTATTGGGTGTCCAGGTTGTGGGGCAAGGTCAATCTATAAAAGTGGGTTTTTATATCGGGCAAATACTAAGAAGCAGCAGTGGAAATGCAGAGCCTGTGGAAGAAGGACGGTAGCCCCAACAATATTAGAAAAAACTAATTTTATTGCAGAAGAAATAGAACCAGATTTTATGCCAATTGAAGAATTAATTGAGCATAGAAAAAAGAAATATGCAATACAGGTAAAAGCTAAAGAATCTAGGAAATTAATTAATATAGATATTAAAACAGATGGAGTCATAGGGATATGCCACTTTGGTGACCCTCACATTGATGATGATGGAACTAATATTGCAGAAATATATTCTTTATGCAATCTAATTAATAAAACGGATGGAATGTTTGCTGGAAATCTAGGTGATGTTCAAAATAACTGGGTTGGAAGATTGTCTTTTTTATATGGGCAACAATCAACATCAGCTAAAGAGTCATGGAGGCTCACAGAACATTTTGTTAATAGTGTTAATTGGCTTTATTTAGTAGCAGGGAATCATGATGTTTGGTCAGGCGATGGAGACCCTTTAGACTTTATAATGCGTGACCATAAAGGAGTATATGAAAAGTGGGGGGCAAGACTAAATCTTAGGTTTCCAAATAAAAAAAATATCAGAATCAATGCTAGGCATTATTTTAAAGGAAATTCAATGTGGAATACTGCGCATGGTGTAGCAAAAGCTGCCCAAATGGGTTGGAAAGACCATGTATTAACCTGTGGGCATACTCATGTTTCAGGCTATCAAGTTTTAAAAGATAGTGCATCAGGCTTAATTTCTCACGCAATACAAGTAGCAAGTTTTAAGATTATGGACAAATATGCAGAAAAGTTAGGGCTAGATGATAAAAACATTTTTAATGCACCAGTTACAATTATTGACCCAAGATATGAAGATGATGATAACAGGCTTATAACAACAATTTTTAATCCTTATGAAGCGGCAGAATATTTAACATGGAAAAGATTACAGAAATAAATACAGATAGTTGTGACAATAATGCTTTTGAAGTTATTATGAGGTGTAAAGAATTAGCAAAACACATAGACCTTTCTAACATAATTCTTGACAACACAAGCATTGATGAAAAAGAAATGTTAATTAATTTGATTGAAGGGATTAGAAGTTTAGAATTAGAAATAATTGAATATGAACCGAATTTTATACCAGAGGCAAAAGCATGAGCACTTATTATGAATCATACTGCAACACAACTACAGACTTACTATTTATTGAGCCAAATTTAGCCGAATATGACGGGAAAAGAGTTTTAGCAAGTAATTTCACTACTACTGATACAACGAACCTTTATCAGCTTAACAACAGTGGATATATTTCCCAGTTATACAGAGATGGAATTGAAATGACTGCTGTAACAGATAGCCCAAATGCTGACAATGAATATAATTATAGCAGTAGCACAGATTCTTTTCAGTTCTTTTTAGCTTCAAGTTCTGTATCTGGATTAAATAGTGCAGTGTTTGAAGCATCTAGAGATTGGGCAGATTTAAAAACAGAAGCAGCAAAAAGAGCTAGTGATTTTGTAAGAAATTATTTGCCTTTTCCAATTCATAAAAACAAAGGCATTGGAACAGCAGATGCAGTGGGTAATGATTATCCAGAAATAATTGTTAGAAGCACAGCAGTTATGACAGTTGAATCCTTAATAAGACCTTATGATTTTGAAAAAGCTGATTTAATTAAAAGCCAGGCTATTAATGAAGAAGGGACTGGCTGGTTAGATATGTTAAGAACTGGGAAAATATCTCTTTATAGTAGTGAATCAGAACAAAAGTACAAGGGTATTTTAAAAGACGTTTCAATAAATGCTAATACAACAGGTGGTGTTGTTGATGTAAAAGGAAAAGCCAGTGTAAGTTGGGATGCAATCAAGATTATTATAGCAAATGGGGGAACAATAACAGCAGCAAGTGAGAACACTTCAGTCACTTATTCTACATTTACTAAAAATGAAAAAGGGTTAAAGTTGAATCAAAATGCAAATGCAGAGGTTATTGATTGCGGTTGGCAAAGTGTGGGGCATAATATGTGGATACGATTTACCCCAGGGCTTTACACTACTAACGACGAGTGGGAGCTTGAAGTTAGTGGGGTTTTAGACCAAAGATTTACACCAATTAAAATGATTTCAACAAGTAGGTATTAATGCCAATTACATATTCAAATACAATTTATGATGATATAATGGAAACACTTGCAACATTAATTAATGATGAATTGGGGGTAGCTGTTTATTATGATGAACATAAGCCACCACAGTCTATTCTTTTAACTCCATTGTCAGATGATTTAGTTACTAATCTATCATCAGGGGTTCAAAGGGAATATGGCATTGAAATTAATTATCAATTAAAAGTTGGTGGTACATATACAAAAAACAATATGAAGCAAGTAAGCAATATTATGGAAAGGCTAAAAAGGTTAATTCACAACAATACTTCTTATTCTAGTGGTTCAGTTTGGTTTGATGCAAATATAACAAGTATTGAATATGAAAGAGACGAAGATGATTTAAGTCTTTTAAGGGGAATTGGAACATTTAATTGTAATAACATAGAGGTTATGTAATGAAAGTAAAAGCAAAGTTAAATAAATTTCATAGAGTTAATCCAAATGGGGTTCTTTGTGACAAGGTTTCACTTAATAAACTCAGGGAAGGTGAAACAGTAGATATACCTGAAGATGCCGCAGACGAATTACTAGGAATGGGGTTTGTTGAAAAGGCAAAAACAAAAAAAACTAAGGAGGCTAAATAATGGCTGATACTAGAGTAGTTCCCGTTAGTAGTGTCAAATACGGTTTAAAAGCCGAGACATCTTTCGGGGTAGGATTAGATTCAAGTGGTGACGATGGCACTGCATATTTAACACAACCAGTAGTACAAGCGCAAAAACCGACATTTAATATATTGAGGGAATCGAGATTATTAAGTGGAAGAGGTAGTGTAAAGAATGCAGCTGATACAATTACTAATTTAAGAGGTGGCACAGTTACAATGCCTTTTGAGATGTTAGCAACACCAAGAACTTTAGCACAACACGCTTTATTAGTTGGGCAAGAAAGTGGAACATCTGGAAGTACAGTACACGAAATGGAAATTGATGGCTCAAGTAATGCAAATTCTATTGGTGGGGCTATTTCAAGCGGTATTCCTCATTCATGCAATTTGGCTTATTACCCAGCCGCAGGAGAAGGTATTAAGGTTTCTGGAGTAGTTTGTTCTGATTTAACTATCGCAGGAGATGTTGCTGCGAATAATGGGTTAGTTTCTTTGAGCGGTAATTACTTTAGTGGATTTTCTAACCCTGTTGCTGCTGGTAGTTGCTTGGAACAAACATTCAATGGAACTTGGGTAGCCGCTGAAACAACATACTACAATGTTATGGATGCTGATGCTAGAACCTTAGATATTGATGATGCAACTGACCAAACATTTATTATGAAGGCATTCTCTTTTAACATAGCGAATGGTATAAATAGAGGTGGCTTTGATACAAACGGAAATGCTGAATTCTATGCCTTTCCAGAATATGTAGTAACTGGAAGCCTTACCATTAAATGGGATGATGAATTTGATTATGGTGCAGCAAATAATGTAATTCAAGATTTCTTAGACGGTGACACAATGAGCCTTGCAATTAAGATTGGTGATGGTACTGTAAGCTCAGAAGGTGAAATGAATATCTTGGCAGAAATACAATACACTGGAGACCCAGGGCAAGACCTAAGTGAAAATGGAATATTTCATACATTAGAATTTGAATGTGTACAAAACAGTACAACAGAAGCATTTAAATTGTCATCATTTAAAAATGAGGCAGTTACAGCCTGGTAATTAACATAGGGAGATAAAATGGTAATAGAAACAAAGCATGGAGACTTTGAAGTAAATGAAATAACAAGAAAACAAAGGCGTGAACATTACAAGGAAGTTAAAAAGGTTTTTAACCTTGATAATAACCTTGAAGAAATGCATGAACTTGCTGATAAATTTACTCTACTGGCTTTTGGTACTGAAAAAAAAGCAGATGAGGCATTAAAGGGCTTGTCTGCTTTAGAAGAAGATGAGGTTCTTTCCTCAATTATAGTTTCATATATGGGGCTAGATTTGGGAAACCTCACTGGCGATTGAGGTGTGCAGTTTGGTTTACTCAGTTAGGTTTTCCAAACAATGATTTTGTAATTCCATATTCGGCTCGGTCGCCTGTTGATAATAAAAGGATTTTTTTTGAAAATGAAAATCAAGTTGAGGCAGAAATTAACAGGGTTTTAAAACAAAAAGGGGTTGAAAAATTTGGTGTTGGACAAACACTTTATTATGAACTTCCTTTTTTTACAAACCCTAAAAACCATATTAAGAAATGGGTTTGGGATATTTTAGAAGATTATAAGCTGGTTACAAAATTTAATATCCCAATAGGTAAAGATTTAGATAATACATCTGCTATTAGACTTGACCTTTTTAATGCCATAGAACAAGAAATTTTTAACATAAATAACCACAGGGCAAAAAATGGCTAAAAATGTTGTAATAAAAATTACTCAAAAAGGAGCAAAGAAAACTACTAAGGCATTGAAATCAGTTGGTGGTGCTGTTGCTAGTGTGGGTACAAAAGCTACCCTCGTTACTGGTGGAATTGCTGCTCTTTCTACAAAACTTGCTGGGGATTTTCAAAAAAATCTATTAGAAGTTTCTACTCTAATGGGCAAAACAACAAATAAAGAACTAGCAAATATGAGCAGAGAGCTTCGCCTTGTTAGTCAAACATCAGGGTTAGCTTTAAGTTCTTTAAGTAAAGCAAAATATGACATTGTTTCAGCTGGGTTCAGTAGTGCTGCAGAATCCTCAAAAGTATTAGCTGTTTCTGCGAAATTAGCTGTTGGCGGTGTAACAAGTGCTGCTGAAGCTGCAGACCTCTTAACTACTGCATTAAATGCAATGGGTAAAGACGCTGATGATGTAAACAAGGTAGCTGATTCATTGTTTACAACTGTCAGGCTTGGTAAAACTACAATGAGCGAACTAGCTGCTAGTATGGGGCAAGTCTTACCATTTGCGAGGTCTGCTGGTTTAAGTTTGGATAATGTAAATGCTGCAATGGCTACAATTACAGCTAGTGGTATTTCTACTGCACAAGCAACGACATCACTGAGGGCAGCTCTTGTATCTTTAACTTCACCAGCTGAAAGTTCTAAAAAGGCTATGGAAGAAGCTGGAATTGAAATAAAAAGGTTTGACGATGGTTCATTAAACCTAACAGAAACAGTAAAACAATTTCAAGGTCTTGACCCAGATACTTTTAAGAAAATTATTCCTAGAGTTGAGGCTATTCTTGGAATACAAACAATGGCAAATAATTTTGGAACATTAACTGACAATGTAGAAACCTTTGCTACTGATTCTGCAAATGCAACAGAAAAAGCATTTGACAAGATGGCATCTGGATTTAATCAACAAATGGCAATGTTGAAAAATAGTGTCCAGTCTGTAATGATAGAAATTGGAAATGTATTAATTGAAATAATTCAACCAAAAATTGAAGATGTAAATAAAGAATTTGAAAAACTTGGTGAAATAGGTTTTGATTCGCTTGGTATAGCAGTTAAAGACAACTTGCCAGTCATTATGGAAGCCTTTGAAATGACAATGCTTGTAGCTTTTAACCATATTGGAAAACAAGCAGAAGTATTAGGGCTTACAATAAAAGAACACATTGCAGATGCTATACCTTTTATTGAAGGTGATTTTGAAAAAATAGCAGAATTTCAAAAAATATTAGGGGTTAAGGCTGAACAAGATACTGAATATTTAGCCCAACTATATAAAGACATGTATCAAGGAATTGTAAGTGATGCTGAAAGTGCTGCAAATGACGATTTTGAATTAAGTCAAGCAGTTGTTGACTTTAAGGCTGATGGGGCAATGAAAGAAGCAAAACTTAGAAAAACAGTTATAAACCCAGCAATTATAGAAACTGGTGCTATTATAAAAAAAGTTAATACAAATGAAAAGGTGATGCAAATAGAACTGCAAAGAGTAAAGGCTCAAGCAATACAAGAAGATATAAGGGGTGCAATTTTACAGGGGCAAACTGCTGAAGGTGCTATGATGTCTGTGGTGAGGGCTGAACTTATGGAAGCAATATCAGGCTTAATGTCGTCTATCTTTAGAAATATGCCTTTTCCTTTAAATGTTGTACTTGCTGCTGGTGCTGGGGCAACTGCAACAGGTTTACTTGAAAAAGGTCTTTCAGCAGCAAAGGGAATTAAATTTGCTGATGGTGGTATTGTACCAGGTATTAATTCAGGGGCTGGTGATACAGTTCCAGCTATGCTAACACCTGGGGAATTAATTTTAAATAGAGCACAACAAGAAAATTTAGTTGGGGGTACTGGTGGGCTGACAATTAATTTTAATGCACCTGTGACAAGTGAAGATTTTGTAAAAGATTTTATCGTACCAGAAATAGAAAAAACAGTAAGTGGAAGTCTTGCATAATGGCACTAACATTACCTGATGCCTTTAAGAATAAAAACATTGTACAGAATTGGTTGTTTCAGTTACACTATGACGATGAATCTGCTTTTATAGGTACATCATTTTATGACACAACTGTAACTAATGTATTTTATAGAGGAGTTGTATTAAACAAACCGAGTATAAGAGAGTCAATAAATTTAGAACAAAGCAAATCAAGGACAGGCAATGTAACTTTAACACTAGCTAATTTTAGCTATTTAGGGGATGATTTTAGTGCAGAGCTATATGGTACTAGAAAATATTTAAATCGGCTCTTAAAGATATATATACAGCCAAATAGAGTCACTGCATTAAGTGATTGTCTTTTGATATATACTGGAAAAGTTAAAAGCATATCACATACAGTAGATACAATTAAATTAAACATTGAAGCCAAGCGACCCTGGGATGGTATTGAAATACCTAGTACAAAGACAAGTAAGAACAATTATTATCCAGTATCCTACGGAGATTATAGACCGAATGCAAGTTTAAGTAGTACAACATCTGTTAGTATAACCACATCAGCTTCAAGCTCTACAGACGATTTTAGATTAAGAAAAACCCTGTACCCTATACCAGTTGAAGAAATAAGAGGTGAAACTGTTTTTGCCCTTACTGGTGAATGGACACAAACTTCTAAAGCCTGGGCGCATTATTACGAAAAATCATTAGATAAATTTATACCCCTTGCTAACCATGCTTCAACATATACAACTGTTGATGCTGCCAATGAATCTTATGGTGATGGCTATGCAACGAGATTTCATAAAAATTTATTAAGGTCTACATTATTTAAACCGACCTCAAGGGTTTCTAGTGGTACAGGTTGGGCATCAAATGACAATGCTTTTAATTCAGATGTAATAGACACATCTACATATACAGAATTTAGCGTAGAAACAAATGCTTTTACAGATGAAGATGCTGCAGATATAAAATTTTCAATACCACAATTAACTGGAGTACCTAATGCACTATCTGTTTATTTCATTGTTAAGGGTTTGTGTAGTTTTTCAAAAACTTCTGGAAGTGGTGAAATAAGAATTGAATTAATTAACAATACATACACTAATGAAGATATTGCTGGTCATTTTACATTTACAGATACAGGAAGTAATAATGAAACAATGGTGGCTGGTACAGGTGGAAACACTGATGTATCAAGTGCCGCCTTTATTTCTAGTGGAGATTCAATACATACTAACTGGGCATCAAGTGGTGATGGTTGGGGTGAGGATTTAATTGTAAGGATTAAAGAGGAATTGCAATCTGGAACACTAGATGGGACATATAGCTTAGATTTTAGATTGTATGATGTATTCCTACAGGCAACTACAAAACTAGATTATGCACCAGTCATTGAATATAAAGGATTCTGGGCAGGAAGTACAAGCTATGCTAAGAATGATGGTGTTACTTATGAAGATATTAATTACATGGCTTTAACTGCTCACACTTCTACTGATGATACAGACACAGGCACAGGCAGACCCAATACTGCTGACACTACTGCCTGGTCACCAATACCACAAACATCTGGAAAATCTGAAGCAGCAAAACAATTAGATGATATTAAATATGTTTATTCAGGGGCAGATGGGCTACCTGATAATGGATGGAATAGTAGTGCAGCAATTACAGAGATTCATGAAGCACATAGGGATATATTGCACAGGTTCACATCATACACAAATTCAAATACGCCTACAAACTGGGGAAGTGGTACTAATATTAATTCTATAAAAGACTGGCAAATAAGATACTGGATAAATGAACCAACCTTATTAATTAATGTGCTTGAAAAATTACAATATGAAGGGGGTTTTATTTTTCGTTTTAATGGTCAAAATGCTGGGGAATATGTATTTATACCTGACTCAATTAGTACAGACCATACACTAGGTACAGAAGATTTAAGCAGTTTAGATATATCATTAACAGATGTAAGTAAAGTTGTTGCTAGAATGGATATTGATTATAGAAAACATCCAGCTACAGGTGGATATCAAACATCTGTATCTGCTTCTAATTCAACTGCAATAAGTGACTTATTAATTGGTACTAATGAAAACAAAAAGACTATAAGGCTTGATGCTTATGTAGGGGATGCTAGTGGTGAGAATGATATACCTACAGCAGCCACGTCTAATCCTAATGATGATTGGTATTCTTATTATGACCAAATATTAGGCAGTCAAAAAATTATAGTAAAAGCAGAAGTTGTTAATCCAGCATTCTATGGAATTGATGTTGGTGACTTTGTAGCTTTTAGTGATATGCCAGTTGATCCTTTTGGTTTAAGTTGGTCAGGTAAAGATTTTATTGTTACAGGTGTAACAAGACAAATTGGAAAATTGAAATGCGAGTTTAGAGAGGTTTAGTTATGGCAAATTATATGAATATTGCAAACCCTAGATTCTACTGTGACTATATTAATTACAGATTATCAAGGGGCATTGCACAGAATGGGAATTATGATGTACAAGCAACACACACTGGAAACCACTTGGTTGGAATAAAAAGTGGTGGAGGTAGTGAGATAGAATTGTTTGATATGAAACCTTATAACCAAGTGACATTTGACACTTCAGCAAACACTACAAAACGACAAGACCATGTGGTTATTACATTAGATGTTATGGGTGAGAATGCTTCTAAAAAATCATTTGTGGCTATTTTAAATCATAACCTTAAAAGTGCTGGTGGTAAGATACATATAGCAAGTTCAGATACAAAAGGTCATGTTGAAGCTGCAGATTTTGGAAGTGCTACAACAGCAGCACCAACAGAAGTATTAAATGCTGATACAATTTCAAGTAATATAATAAGCCCAAATGAAGATGGAAGTACAATAGTCACATTTTCAGAAGAAGATAATAGATACTGGGGAATACAATTTGAGGGAGCTGGAAGTGAGGATGCAACTACTTCAGGAAGTTATTTTACAGATGATGCAGATTTGAAAATTGGTTGTATCTTAATTGGTGAATTTTATGATTTGCCTCAAAGCCCTGATTTAGATGTTAAAAGAACAGTAGCATTTGATGGAGTAAACATTCAAGAATCACTAGGTGGGCATAAATACTCCACAATGATTTCACATGGTAGACAAGCTGCAGCTCAAAATAAATCGCCATTTGTAACCACTACATCTCAACAACAAGTGTTCGGTGGAAGGTTGTCATGGGATATGAATTTTAGCTACCTAGATTCATCTGAAGTTATGCCTGTTCAATGGAACACTTATAACCCTAGTGGAGATAGTGTTATTAATGATGCTTACAATCTTACAAATGGTGGGCATATTCCATTTATATTTTCTTGTGATAATTCACAAACAGGAACAAATGCTGAAACAGCACATATCTTTGCTAGGTTTGCACAAGATTCTTTAGTTCAAACCCAGGTAGCAAGTAATATGTGGAACGTGTCATTTAAAATAGATGAGGAGTTTTGATTATTAAATTTATGTATTATATTTCTCCCTAAAAGCTGGGGTGATCAGGGCGTTTTGCTCCAAACCTTTCGTCCTTATTCATAATATAAAGCACCCCAGCTACCCCTTTTACCCTTTACTAACCCTTAAAATAATTATTTAAAGTGTTTGCAACTTTAAAAAATTGGTTATATTATTAACTATGAATAAAATAAATAATATGGAGTTTAACATGAAAAAACTATTTGGTGAGTTTACTAAAACATTAAACACAGTAGAGTCAGGTGAAACTGTTGAAATGGGTTTTTCTAGGTACAATCTAGGAGTTTGTACTTACCTTGATTGCAATGAAGATGGTGTAAGAGACTTTGTAATATTTACGAATGTTAAAAAAGATGGAAGTCTAGGAAAACTTAATCATTGTTTTGTAAAAACAACTATGATTTGGGAAGATTGTCATCCTTACATTGAATGGAAAAGGGGGTAAGTAATGGATAAAATAGATACAATGTATAATTTCTTACTTGATTATGAAATAGCAACAGAGGGGGAAATTCAATTAGTAACTAAAATTAATGGCTGGAATGAAAATTCCTTTAATGATATTATCTATATAAAAACAGGGTATAGGGGTTTAGAGGGTATATATAATTCTGAATTATGTGGGCAATATTTACGGGGCAAAGCGTTGAATAAAACTAATGAAGGGGGTAAGTAAGATGAAACTTTCAGTAGAACGGACTTGTGCAATTTGTGACCACCCGATATCCGATTACAACCCTGATGGTATCGGTTCTAGTTGTCGTAAGGTTTGGACAAAAGCCATAACGAAAACTTACTTTCATTTTCATGGTCTTTCACATTGGAAGAGAAAAGTTGATTTTTTTCTCACTCGTTTTATTAAAGAATTTAAAGATACAAAATTCAGGTCAGAGTTTAGAAAATCTTTTTATAATTCAGTAAAAAAGCAATATGAAACAAGTGGCAGAATATCAAAAAAACAACTAGAAACAATACATTATTCTTTTTTAGCTAATACTCAGCATGGTGAGGATGTAGAGAAATTTCAAGAAAAAGAAAGATATTTATTGAAAAATCTTTTATTTGATTATAAACCCACAAATAAAGAAAGAGAATATTGTATAGACCTTAGTAAAAAATATTGGGCAGAATTACAAGGGGGTAAGTAATGGATAAAAGAGTACCACATAATTTTAAATATCATGCAGAAATTCAATACGAAGGTGAAACTGCTATGATGTTTACTTGTGCAGTTGGCAATACTATTTCAGAATTATTTAAAGATATAGATATTGAAATGAAACATTATCAACACAGGTTTCCAGAAATTGTTGAAGTTATTAAAAACCCAAATACTTGGAATACTGATTGTACAGGTTTCATACTTCTTAAATATTATCAAAAGGGAAATAAATAATGCCAACACCATTTTTAAAAAAACATAGTGAAGAACAGTATTTGAACTTAGAAAAGAATTATTTAAATCTGTTTAATTTTCTTCAATCATTGTTAAGCATTACAGAGGGTGAAGATTTAAGTTCTGACTCGCAGAAATTAAGCCACTTTGATGCCCTATGTATGAGGGTAAACCAAACTGTTGAAGAATATTCTAATTTTGCCAACCAGGTTCGGGATGTCATGTTTAAAGGGGACTCCGCAACTACAACCTCCTTTCCTGAACCTGTTGGCAATGTTTTAATTACAGTAAACACAAAAGAATATAAATTGTTAATTGAGGCTTGTGAACACATGGGTTTCAGTTTTCCTAATTTAAAAGTTTCAGATGAATTTCATGCCCTGGCAGAAGATTTAAAAAACATAACAAAGGAGAGCGAACATGAGCCAAGCTAAAAATATAAAACACTATCTAGAGTCAGGGGGTAAACTGACACCACTTGATGCACTAACTAAATTTAATTGTTTTCGGTTAGCTGCTGTAATATTTAACCTAAGGGACGAAGGTCTTGATGTTAAAACAAAAATGGTTAAAAATGGTCAAAAGACTTATGCTGAATATTATTTAGAAAACCCAACTGGTGACAAAGACCAGTACAAATTGTTCGGAGGTTAGAATGAAACACTGGTTGCAGTCATTATCAGAAAATGGTTTTGATGTGTTTATAGTTGTATATCTTGCTGTTTTATTTATTGCATATCATTATCTATTAAGGTGGTTTCTTACAGCAAAATTTAATAGGTTAGAAAAAAAACTGGGGGATAAATGATTGTCATGAACATAGCTGAGTGGATAGCCAACCTTTTTATATTAGGCATAGCTGCTCTAATTTGGGTGCTGGTTGCATTTGGTATAATGATGATTGTATCTTTGTTTATTAGGGCAATTAAGGAGTATCAAAATGATTAGTTTTATAGAAAAAATATTAGAGTTCCTGGAAAATACTTTGCCTGTAATACTTGCACCATTAATTATCATAATGATGATTAGAATAATTTATCAAATAATAACATACTAAGGAGAATAGAATGGCAAATAAACCAACTTTAGAAATTCCATTAAAAAGAGCGGTTAATATTAAACTTCTTTTTGATGAGCCAAAGATAGGGCATACATCAAATGGGGAATGGAGGTTGTATGGTGTCTTACATGGTGGGGTTGAAAAATCTTATTTTGCATCAGACAAAGCTCATGAAATGCTGCAACATTATTCAAAAGGTGATTGGGTAAATATAGAGCATAAACTACAAGCTGATGGAAAGAGAACTGTATATGAAGTAACACCTGGCAAGGAAGAAAGAAAAAGTGTTGAAAATAGCGATAAAGACCTTGCTATAAAATGGGGTATGGCTTTTAATAATGCGACAAAGCTAGTTAGTTCAATGCACAATGAAAACATTGATTTAAAAGGTTGGGTCAAAGCAATAGATAGCATTATGCCTGAAATGTATAGAATCGCTTGTAGTATGCCACAACAAGAAAAAGTTGTAGAAGAAAAAGTTATAGAAGAAAAAGTTGTTGTGCAAGAAGAACAAGTTTTGAAAGATGATATACCTTTCTAATGTCTATATTCGTTAAAAGGGGTTCAATGTATATGATTAATTTCTATAAAGAATTATTAAATGATGGAATTATTCAAATAGATGGGGCAGCACATCAAAGGTTGAAGTATTTAGAAACCAAATTTATTAATGACAAAATCCGAAAAAACTAAACTGAATAAATTGGTTCGTGAGTATGTGGTTCTCAGGGATAAAATGTGTTTGAGGTGTGGAAAGACAGAAAGACTTCATGCCTCACACATTTACCCAAAAGGCAAATATAGAAAAATGCAATTTGATGTTGATAATGTTAAGGCTTTGTGTTTAGGTTGTCATCTTTATTGGTGGCATAAACACCCGATAGAAGCTAAAGAATGGGCAGTAAAGGCATTAGGTAGGGCAAGGCTTAACAAATTAAAAAAACAGGCTAATACAATCAATAAAAATAAATTAAATTTTAAAGAGTTAGAAATTGAATTAAAAAACAAAATAGGAGAAATAACATGAGAAGTAATTTATCAGGCACAGAAAAAGTCTTTTTTGATTCAATAATGAAAGACAAGGATCACATTACTAGCATTATGGAATCAATAATTGAAATCACTAAGATAATAAATTCAATTCAAGATAGATTAACAAAGTTGGAGAAAAAAAATGGCTAAAAGATTTATAGACACAAAGATATGGGATAAAGCATGGTTCAGGAAACTATCAACCAAGAATAAATTAGTATGGATTTACTTACTTGGTAAATGTGACCATGCTGGAATATGGGATGCTGACTGGGAACTTGCAGAATTTATAATTGGTGATACAGTTACTTATGATGAGCTGCCAGATGTTATCAAGGATAAAATGGAATATATAAAGGGTGAGGAGCAATATTTTATCCCCTCATTTATTGATTTTCAATATGGTGAACTTAAAGCAAATTCTAAACCTCACATGAGTGTTCTTAAAAGATTAAATGAAAAACATTTAAAAATAAGGGGTTTAGAAAGGGTTGTCATAACCCCTAAAGATAAAGATAAATCTAAAGATAAAAAAAAAGTTAAAATAAAAGAAATAAAAGAACGAGAAAAAGAATTTATGGAAGAATGTAAAAGGGTTAATGAAAAAGTTGGATTAGATGGGGTTGAATTATTAAAATTTGTAGACTATTTTACTGAACCAACAACTTCTGGGAAGAAAATGTTATTTGAAACTAAACCTACTTGGAGTTTATCCAGAAGGCTGCACAGGTGGAAAAACAGTGATTTTTCAGTAAAAAGTAAAGATGATAAAACAAAAAAGAAACAGGATAGAATCAGGGAGTGGAAAAAACAGTTTCGCCATGTTGAAGAAACTGGAGTATATATTGCATATTGTGTTAAGTGTGGGGGCAAACAGATGCCGAATACTGCATACCAATTAAGCCAGGGTTCAACTTGTTGCAGCTCAGAGTATGTTGGAACAAAGCCTAGCAATGTCTAAGGAAGGTGAGCATATTATTGAATATATACTTAGGGTAACTCAACCAGAAAACCTTAGAGTTTCTATTAAAAATAAAAAAAGATACAATTCTTATGAAAATAGAAAACATAAAATTGATGATAATATTTTTTATTGTATTAAATGCAAACACACATGGAGTATTGTGCCAGGCTGGGTAGATAGGGCAAAGTGGAGAAAATACCCTGAAGGTAATATGCCAACATACAAGAAAAAAAGAAAAATTTGCATACCTTGCAGGAGTTTAAATGAATAACCTTGAATTATTTGATATGCCACCTAAAGAAAAAAATGGCGAAATTGAAAATACAAACATTGAACATTTAGTCATAGCATTTGACCAGGGCAAAAAAAAAGAAATGATAAGGATGTTAGAAAAATTATGTGATGAAAACAATATAAAGGTTTATGCAGATTTTCTGTATAAAATAGTTAAGGAGGAGTATGAAAAAATTAATAGTTGATTTTAAAAAACAACCAGAGCAGATAAAACATATAAAAGATACTTTCGCAAAAAAAACAGACTACGACCATATAATAGATTACGACTGTTCAGTTCATAATAAACTTGGAAAACCTGTTTTGTTTTTTGTTAAAAACTATATTGAACCAAGTATATTGAAAAATGCCTATGAATCAATGAAAAACGCAGCATCACCAACAGATAACAGGGGTTCGGCTAGTGGTGGGGAAAGAAAATTCTCAAAAGATAAAAATGGGAAATTGACAAAAATAACAAGGACTTATATTCCTGGTACTGATACCCTATTAAAAGTGAATAGCGGTGTAGCTGGTTATTTTGATAGGGCAGCTCATTTAGATTTCTGCAGAACAACTGCTTACAACCAAAAACATTTAGATAGGTTTCAAAATGCTTTACCTTTAATAAAAACAGTTGATAAGGGTTTTAAAGAATTAGTTCCTGAAAGGTATAAAAAACAAAAAGAAATGATAAAAGCGACCGATCCAAATTACAGAATTGAAAATACTGCATTTACAACGATTACAATCAATAAAGACTATAGAACAGCCTATCATTATGATGACGGTGACTATCCATTAGGGTTTGGTAATTTGGTTGCGTATTGTAGGGATATTGAACCGATGTACCTGGTGCTGCCGAGGTATGGGGTAGCAGTACATCTAGATACGAATGATTTATTATTGGTAGATGTACACGAATTACATGGGAACACAGAATTCATACCTAATGGGGCAAACCCTGTTCGCCTTTCTTTTGTAATGTATTACAGGGAAAATATGTGGAAATGCTTACCCCCTAAAGAAGAATTGAAAAGAATACAAATGAACCAAAGAACAACAGCCCAAAAATATTTGAGGGGGGAAAAATGAAATATCAAGAATATTGGATTGGTGTTATATCTAGCAATAGACCTGGAAATATAAATAAAATGCACCAAATTCTTAAATTTGAACCGACTTGGTATGTAGGCAAAAATGAAAACCAAACGTATAAAGAATCTAAAAACATTGTTGAATCTGGGGGGTTATGTGAGAGTAGAAATGCTTTACTTAAAGAAGCATTCAATAGGGATTTAATATGCGTTCAATTAAGTGATGACCTGTATAATTTAAAAATAGCTAAAAATAAAAAAGAAAAAGCAGACATTGAATTTTTTGATGCTTTAGAGGTTATAAAAAATTCTATGCTTAATAATGGTTCTTATTATGGGGGCTGTGCTCCTACCGACAACGCTTTTTATTTTAACGAAGAAAAACCAATCTCTTTTGATAAGTTTATTGTCGGGGATTTTATAATGGTAAGACCTTGCAATGTTTTTTTTGATGAAAGTTTAAAATTAAAAGAAGATTACGATTATACTTTGCAGCATTTAAAAAGGTATAATAAGGTTTCTAGGTGTAATAATATCCTAGCTTCTTTCAAACATAGAACGAATAAAGGTGGTGCAGTTGATGTAAGAACAAGTGAATTAGAACAAAAAACAATAAAACAACTCCATGATAAATGGGGGGAACAAATAGTTTTAAACCCGAGGCGTGAAAATGAAATATTAATGAAATATAAAAAAGGTTTTAATAATCAAGAAGGATTATTTTAATGCAAGGTTCATTATTCTTTAATAGAAATAATTGCAATTATGTTCATCAAATATATGGCTTGTATGGTGATAATAAAAAAATGAGTGAATTATTTAAAAAAAGCTGTTTAGAATTTAAAAAATGGTCTAAAAAAAATAATTATAAATACAAACTATGGGGGAAAAAAGAATGCGATTCTTTAATTAAAGAATTCCCTAAATATATAGAAATGTATGAAAAATCAAGATATCCAATAATGAAATGTGATATTGCTAGGCTGTGTATTCTCTATAAGTATGGAGGACTGTATAGCGACTTAGATTGTTTCCCTAAAATTAAAGAAATGAAAAAAAGCGATTTAGTTCTCACAATTGATAAAACAAGTTCAGGAACAAAAAGGAAAAATGGAAATGAGGTTGTTACGAATGAAATAATACAGGCATCAAAAAACAATGTTTTTTTATTAGGCTTTTTAGATTACATAAAAACACAAATAAAAGAAAAAGAAAAAATTGAAATTTATAATGTAAGAAAAGCCAGGTTTGTTCTCCATACGACTGGTCCTTATGCTTTGCAACGCTTTTTAAAAAAAAATGATTGTGAATATGATTTGTACAGAACTAATCAATTAGAATTTGAAAAAAATTGGAAATATGTAGGGCTAGGCAAGACTGATGATGTGGACTTTATAGCTCATGATTCATTGTCTTGGTATGGTTGCTTAAAATAAAAAACATTATACCCTTAAGAAGCAGTTAATAAAGTGTTTGCATATATAATAATTATGTATTAATATTGGTTATGAATAAAATAACAAAAGGGTTAAAAATGAATATAATTACTATAGTAAATAAAATGTGCCTTCATAATAATTTTATGCCTTCAGAATTATATACTTTTAATGGTGGTGATGTGTATGTTCGCTATGAAGTAAAAGAAAAAGTAGAGTTTGATAAATTATTAAAAAAGTTATCGGATTTATGGCTGCTAGGTGTTGTCAATTACAGTGTTATTTCTTGGAGTAATTGTGAAGTAAGAATCAAGGGGGCTTAATGATGATAACATTTGGTGAAATGTGTGATAATTTAATTGATTATGCAATAGCAACTCAAAAAGAAATACAGTTAATAACTAGCATTAATGGTTCTTCAGTTGATACCCTTAATCAAATATTGTATTCTAGAGTAGGATATAGGGATTGGAAGCAGTACATGGAATGTGAAGGTGGGCTAGAATGAATATTTTTGTATTAAGCGAAAACCCAATAAGGGCAGCGCAAATGCAACATAATAAACATGTCGTAAAAATGGTGTTAGAATCAACCCAGATGTTGTGCAGTGCTTTTGAACCTAAACATGAAGCACCTTACAAAAGGGCATATTTTAATCACCCCTGTACAGTATGGGTAAGAACAAGTGCAGATAATTATAAATGGATGTTATTACACGCTATCGCATTAGCAACAGAATATACTTTTAGGTATAAAAAAACTCATGCTTCTGAAAAAGTTATCGCCTGGTGTTGGAATAATTATGAAAAGTTTATAGACTTCCCTGAAAAAGGTTTTACTAAAAGACCACTAGCTATGCCTAAAGAATATAAAACTGATGATGCAGTAGAATCTTATATTAATTACTACTTAGGGGAAAAACTTACAAGTGCTAAATGGTCAATTAGAAAAAAACCTAATATATTTAACCTTTAAATAACCCTATAATAACCCTTGCACTATTAAAAAACCCTTATTATATTTGTTTGTGAATAAAACAATAAATAAGGAGTTAAAAACATGAAAAAAGAAAATAAACAACTAGAAAAAAAGACTGCCACTGTTTCTGTATGGAAAAACGGAGCATTTATTGAAGGTAGGGAATTAACAGAAGCACAATACAACCATGAAAAACAATGCCAAGCAGATGACGAAGATAGACATATTGGTATTATGAATGCTGAAAAAATAAATATTGATTTAGTTAATGACTTTATGGAATCATTTGATATTTAATACTAACCACTAAACCACTAAAAAAAGCCTCTATTGATTTAGGGGCTTTTGTGTATTTTATAAAACACCTCTTTTAATATAAATTACAAACTATATTTTAAAGGAGTTAATTATGCCTAGAGGCAAAGGAACATATGGAAAAAAGGTTGGCAGACCTAAAAAGAAAAAATCAAAAATGAAAAAGCGTGGAAAAAAATAAAGAAGGTGTTGTATTAACAACTGAATTAGTTGGCATTAAAAATTTAAAGACAACAGGCAACTATCGCTTAGAATTTGATGTGTATGAAATAGACACAAGTAAAGTAAAAGAATTAATTGATAAGCTCAATAAGGCTTATGTTATGGCATTAGTAGAATATGATTAATAATAGTGGCTATAATGGTTTCTTTAATAAAATGAGGAAACAAGCAGATAAGATGGAAAAAGAAAGGGCAGCATTTATTAAAGGTCTAAGCACTAAAGCAATTAATGAAAGATTATTAGGTATAAAGAAATTAGAAAAAAACAAACAATCAGAATTTGAAAAAAAAGTTCTAAGGCTAACCAGGGAAGAACTGAATGAAGAAATAGCTAGAAGGTATGATAAAAAAACAAACAGCTAACAAACGGAGTAATGGACAGTTTGCAAAAGGAAACACCCTGGGCAATAGGTGGCAGAAAGGCGAATCAGGAAACCCTAATGGTAGAAAAAATGCTTATACTGATTTAATAAAAGATTTTAGTTTTACTAAGCATGGTGAAAAAGAAAGAAGAGAAATTGTTGTAAGTAAATTATTTCAATTAGCAGAAAGGGGTGATTTAAGGGCAATTCAATTTATAGTAGAAAGATTAGAAGGTAAGGCACTAGACAGGCAAGAAAGAACAACCAAGTCAGAGCCTATACAGGTAATGGTCATAGATGATTCAGTGGACAGTTAATACTACTAGAAGAGCAATACTAAATGACTCTGCTCGATTTAAAGTTATTGTTGCTGGTCGTAGATGGGGGAAAACTATATTGAGTCTTATGTATTTATTAAAAGACGAATTTAAACCTAATGAAAGAAGGTGGTTCATTACACCTACTTATCGCCAGGGGAAGATGATTGTGTTTCCTGTATTGCGGCAAATGTTTTCAGGGTTTAATAATGCTAAATTAAATGAATCTGAAATGAGTGTAATCTTTGATAATGGTGCTGAATTAGCTGTTAAGGGTGCAGATAATGAAAACAACCTTAGAGGTGTGGAACTTACAAAATGTGTTATGGATGAAATGGCATATATTAAGCCTCATGTATGGGAAGAAATCGTAATGCCTATGTTAGCAACTACTCAAGGAGAATGTTTATTTATAGGCACACCAAGTGGATACGACATGATGTATGAACTATACAGCAAAGGACAGTCAGAAAAAAGCTGGAAGTCATGGCAGTTTACCACTTTAGAAGGTGGTTTTGTTCCTAAAGAAGAAATAGAACTGGCTAAAAGAACAATGGATGAGGTTGTATTCAAACAAGAATTTGAAGGTTCATTTGAAACGACAGGTAATAGAGCTGCATACAATTTTGATAGAGAAACACATTGTGTTCAGACTAATGAGTTATCTAATAAACTTTGGTGGGGAGTAGATTTTAACGTAGACTTTATGACGGCGACTCTTGCTTGTGAATATACTAATGGTACTATTCATTTCTTTGATGAATTAAGATTAAAGAACAGCAATACAGAAGAATTAGCAATAGCAATGAAAAAGATTGCACCAGGTATAGAGGTGTATCCTGACCCAGCAGGAAAAGCTAGAAGCACAACCAGCAGAAGAAGCGACCACCAGATATTGAGAGACCACGGATTTTTAATTAGGGCAAAGAAGTCACATCCAAGCCACATAGATAGACTAAATGCACTTAATAGGAAGCTAAAAGATGCAGAGGGTAACATAGGTATGACTATTGACCCCAGTTGTATTTATTTAATAAAGGACTTGGAACAATGCCAAAGAGATAGAAGAGGTGGTTTAGATAAAAGCCAGATAGAACTTACTCATGCTCTTGATGCTTGTTCTTATGCAATAAGCCATAAATTTCCAATCCGTAAAATGATTGGTTCAACTGTGAGCTGGTAATGCCTAACAAGTCAGCAAAAGATAATAAAAGAAAAAGATTAAGGAAGAACATGGAGCTAAAGCGTTCAGGGAGAACAGCAAAACAAGTTAAGAAAAACAAGAGGAAGGCAAGAAATGTATAACTTTGGTAAGTCTGTTAATAGAGTAATAATCCCTGAAATGTCTGAAGCTATTGTGTTGAATAGTGTTAAAGATGCTTACAAGGGGTATTTAGAAAAAGAAGATGCAAGTGTTATGGAGTCATTAGATTTTTATTACAATCAAAACTTGGACAATCATTTGCAACAATGGTTTGCATCAGATAGCCTAAGTCAAGTTCCTCCATTCATTCAATCATGTGTTCCTAGATTTGCAAAGGCTAGAATGATGCTATATAAAGAACCACCACAAAGATTTGTAGGTGGTGAAATAAATGAAGATTATGATGTATTAGCTTATAAATTAAATTCAAAGACCAGGGAGTTTGCTGAATTAACCTGGTTGCTTGGTTGCTGTTGGTTTAAATCCCGTTATAATGAGCGTAAAAACAGATTAGAGTATGAAGTGTTGCCTAATGTAAAAGAGTACTATTTTTACGGTGAATCTGAGCCTTATGGGTATAGCTATGAAATAGAAGGTAGTGCAACAGATAAGAGGTATGTGTTTTGGTCTGAAGATAGAGATGGAATACAAGGAATGCACTTTGAGTTTGATGAAAAAGGTAAAAGGTATTCTATTGAATCAAACCCTGACATGATAAACCCTTATGGAATTAACCCTGTATCTAGAGCAATGTTTAGCAAAAACTCTTATGATGTAACTAGGGCAGCACTTCACATAGGAATTGCAATGACTGAAATAGCATTAAGCACAAGGTTTAGATTAGGTCAGCCAGTATTTACAGGAGTAGAAGAAGGGCAAAGCCAATTAAAATCAGGGGTTGATAAGGCTCTTATATTGCCAGAAGGTGCATCCTTTAGCTATGCTTCCCCAGGTGGCAGCCTTACTGAAATGATTGATGCAGTAAAAGCAATGGCAAACCAAACAGCAGAAAATAATCAATTAAGAATAAGGTGGGGTGAATCGGGTGGAAATGCACCAAGTGGTGAGGCATTAAGAATACTAGAAATTGAAAACCTTGAAGCAAGAAAAAGTGATGAATCATTGTTTAGAGAGTGGGAACACAGTAGATATATAATAGACCAAAGGATATTAGAAGTTCATAATGTTATTAATTTATCTGAGGATTATGCAGTTGATTTTGGTGAAGTGTCTTACCCTATGTCACCACAAGAAGAAAGAGCCTGGCTTGATTGGAAAATGTCAAATGGGATAATGTCTAGAAAAGATTTATTATTATACTTTAACCCTGATATGACAGAAGAAGAACTACAAAGCAAATTGACAGAGGTCAGGGAAGAGGTAAGAACTGAGGCAGAAGAAACCCAACCAACCTCTACATTCCAAAGAATAATAAATGCCTCCTAGTATTAAACCAGCCATTGAAACTTTTATGGCTGACATTGCTTTAATGGATAAAAGGTTTAATTCTAATTTGTCAAAGCTAACTAAGCGATTACAAGGAATGCCAGATACAGAATTAATTAGAACTATGCAAGAGGCTAATTTTTTTCAAGAAATGGTTGATGCTGGTTATGATAATGCACTTGATAAGTTAGATGGGGAATATGCAAAGGTGCTACAAGAGGCTATTAAAGAAGCAAAAAAAAGGGGTGTTGATGTTTTATCTGGAGCAAGTTTAGAGGGGTTGCAAACCTTACAAGAAATAGATTATCAAAGGTTAATTGGAATGGGTGAAATACACGCCAACAATTTAAGGAGCCAGTTGTTTTCTGCTATCTATACAGGTGGTACTTATGCTGATATTGTTGCTGGGCTAGGTGAAGCTAATTTAGCAACACATCAAATGAATGTAATGGCTTATGACAGTTTAAAAATATTTGATGATACTGCTAGGTATAAAGTTTTTGAGGGGCAAGATGTAAGATGGACTTATGTTGGTCCAATTGATGATAGAACTAGGGATGCCTGTTTAAATACTGCTGGTAATGAACCCCAGAAAGGATACACAGAAAAAGAAGTTTTTAATACAGATACCCCTTTTGGAATAAGGGGTGGTTTTAATTGTCGTCACAGTTGGATGGTAAGATGAAGGCAAAAGATATTGCCAAAATTAAAAAAAAGAAATGGGCTGAACTTGGTGGCAAATTAGTTACAAGGATTGTAGAAGATGCAGATAAAGGTATTAGTCAAGACCCAGGTGGTAATAAGTTTCCACCCTACTCAAAAAACTATGCTAATTTAAAAAAAGAAGGGAAAGTTGGTGGAAAAGGTGTAAGTAAGAATAGAAAAACAAACCCCCCTAATCTTAGACTAACTGGTGAAATGTTAAATTCAATTAAGGCACAAAAGCCAACAAACAATAGTGTGGAAATAAATTACAGGTCAGGGCTAAAAGTTTTAGGTCATTCACAAAAAAGGGGCAAAAAACCTAAAAGGAATATTATTGGATTAAATAACAAGAATTGGGAATTTGCTAAAGATTTTATTGCTGATGAAATAGACGATAGGATTATAAAATTCTCTAAAAAGAAAATAATTATAAATGTTAAAGTTTGATGATTTTAAAAAAGTTTGTTTTATTAGTAAATTTTAATAACAAAAGAGGTAGACAGAATGTCTGAAGAACAAAATACACAGGAAGTGAAACCCGAACCAAAGGCTTACGTTGAGCAGCCAGTGGTCGAAAAATCTACATCAACAGAGATGGCTACTAAAAGCCAGGAGGCTGACATAGAACTCCCTGATTATGGGCAGCTAGTACAGGAAAGTAAAAAGTATAGAAAAAGGGCGCAAGATATAGAAGCTAAATATGAAAAGTTGAATAAAAAACTAGAAGTAGATAGACAAAAACAAATGGAAGAGCAAAATCAGTGGCAACAACTGGCTGAAGAAAGACAGGTTAAGTTGGCTGAGATAGAACCTATTGTAGATGCTTTTAGAAAAGATGAAGCTGAAAGGCGTGAGAAGATTCTTGCTGATTTTACAGAGAGTGATAGAGAGGAATTTGGTAGTTTATCACTGCCACAATTACAAACTCTGCATTCTAAATTAATTAATAATAAACAAAGCGTACCAGGTACAAGTGGAACACCAGCAAGAGCAGTTAATCCAAGTAACAAAGACTGGACAAAGATGAAGAAAGAGGAAAGACAAGCTAATTGGGGTGACATTGTAAGGGGCTATGCTTTGAATAAATAAGGAGTCTTAAAATGGCTGATTATCATGGTTTTTCGGGTGATGTAACCCAAAAATCTGACATAGACGTCTTTGTGCCTGAACTCTGGGCTGATGGTGTCTATAGATATTTTGAAAAACAATTAGTGCTTAAACCTTTCTTTGATGATTACTCAAGTTTGGTTCAGGGGCGAGGTGATGTATTACACATCCCTACAGTGCAAGAAGTAGCAAGTGCTACAAAGGCTGCGAATGATTCAGTAGATTATACTGCTAATGTTGAAACAGATATAGACCTTGCAATAGATCAACACAAATATGCCGCAAAATTATTCGAAGATATTGCGATGGTTCAATCAAATGAACAGCTCTTTGATAAGTATGCTCAAAGTATGGCGTATGCTCTTGCAAAGGCTGTAGACACAAAAATAGAAGCATTGTTGCAGACATTAGGAACAACTCAAACATTAGCAGCCGATAATAGTATGTCAAATGCTGATGTAGAAACAGCTCTTGGAACTTTAATGGCGAATGATATTCCAGCTGATGAATGTGCATTCTTTGTGAATCCACTTATCTATGCTGACTTAATGAACTCTAAAGCATTTGTCACAAATAATTCAGGTGCTGGAGTTGGTTTTGGTAATGACCACCCTGTTATGCAAACTGGTCAAGTTGGAAATCTTTTTGGTATTCCAGTTATGACAAGCTCTTTGATCCCTACTACTACAAGTACAGGAATTGAAGCTGCTTACCTGGTGCATAAATCCGCAATAGCGGTAGCAGTTCAACAAGATATTCGTGTCCAGTCAGATTATGACGTGTCATATCTTGGCACGAAGGTTGTTGCTGACATTATCTACGGAGCAGTGATTACCACTTCAAACCATGTTAAAGGAATTGAGTTTCTTAATCCTTAAACCTTGAAGATACAAATTTTGGGGGTGGTTAATTCTGCCCCCTTAATTAAAAAGGAAAATTATGATAATATTAAAGAAAGATAATCATTATGAACACACTATGGATGGCGATAAAGCCTCAAAAATGGTGCAAGATGGCTATGAAGTAGTTAAAGGCAAGGGTTTACTAACCCAACCAAAAAAAGAATCAAAACCAAAGAAAAAGAGTTCAATGAAATCTAAGAAAAAATAGATTTATATAGGCTCGTTCATGGTTTACCATTAACCTTAGAGAGATAGGAGAATCAATGGCAACTAAATTTCACACTTATTCAACTCAAGAAGCTACAAACATTATTGCAAGAAGGGCAGCAGTCAGGGTTACTCCCACAATTACTGGGGTACAATATGCAAATAATGATGTATTATTCACCACAACTGAAATTCCAAATGCAGTTGCATATAATGGTGGGGCTTCAGAATTAAAAAACATTACAATCAATTCTAAATCTGCTAGTTTATTTGACTGCATATTATGGTTTTTTCAGGCTAACCAAAGTGCAGGAACAGTGAATGGTGCTTGGAATATGAGTGATAGTGACTTTGCAAGTGCTAAGAACCTGGGATGTATATACATAGACGGAGACAACTTACAGCAAAACCCAGGTGGCGGAAGAGTCTATACAATTATGCAGGGATATAAAGCATTCCCAAGTGCTACAAAAACAAACCCTCAACTTCCATTAATACTTCAAGCTGAAGATGATTCAACTTCTGTTTATATGGCAGCAAAAATACAGAGTGAAGATGACCCAGGAAATACAACTCCCTCATTTAGTGTTGGGGATATAGAGATTGTTCTTGGGATTAATTACTAGGAGATATTATGGCAAAATTACATAAGAGGTCAGTACAAGAATCTTTAAATGCAACAGTCGGTGGTGAATGGACAGTTAATTCAGCAGGAACAGCAGGATCAAGTGCTGATGTAACAAATACAACTCATTTAGCTTTAGCAACTATGACATCCACATTAGGGGTTTATAGTGCAGTAGAAATCTATTTTAATTTCACTATAACAACAACAGATGTCACAGCAGCAAATGATTTAGTGATACCAAAAAACACATTAACATTCTTAACTGTTCCAAGAGGGTTAGGCAATACTGTTTATTTCAATTATAACTCTACCAGTACAACAACTGGTGCAGTTAAAACTGTGGAGATATAATGCAAAGTTCAATGTTAAAAGCAATAATTGAGGACTTTGGTAATGGTGGCACAATAGACGGCGACCTGGTAATTACTGGAGACCTTCAGGTCGATGGTGGTGGTTCTTTATCGTTTGATGAAATCATAGAGGGTACACAAGTAATAGATGTTACTAGCACAGAAGCCTTATTAGTCCGTAAAAACGGTGACGGTGGAGATGTTCTGACTATAGACACTACTAATGCAAGGATGCTATTCGGTGGTGAAATTAGGCTTTATGATAAAGATAGTGATGGAACATTTGGTGGTCGGATTAGGTACGATAATTCAGATAACGAATTACGAATAGAGGCAAATGAAGTATCTGGCGATGATATAATTATTAAGGCTAATGATGCAATATCGTTGGAAGATTCTTCTAATTACCTTTTATATCTTGATGGTGGCAATGCTGGAATAAACACTTCTGCCTTTTCAATATACGACAATATTGGAACTGGTAATACTGGTAATCAATTACTCATTTCGTCTGCCGCTGGTGGTGACCCAGCAACAATTCAAATTGCAAAACACTCTGGAAGTGATAACATGGGTAATGAAACGATTGGAAAACTTAGTTTCCTTGCTTATCCGGCAACAACTGCTGTTGCAACTGCTGAAATTGTAGCATCTACTCCATCTGGTGATACTGATGCCTCAGAAGGTGTTTTAGATTTTTATACAAATACTGGTAGCACCTCTACCAAACGAATGACGATTGATAATTCTGGAAATGTCGCAATTGCTCCAGATACAGATGTTAGCGCAGAGAT